GCTAAGATAGTTGGACCTGACATTGCTGGATTAGGTGGCGTTGAGGTAGATCAATTTGAAGGAGCTATTACTAGAGAACCTCAACCACAACAACAACAAGAAATGCCTACTCCTCCGGGACTAGGGATGAGACGACCCCAATAAGGCTACTCAGCTAAGGCTGACCCCAACATAAGGAAAAAAATATGCCTGAACTACAAACTATGGAATCACCAAAAACTGCAGGATTTGTAAATCCTAATCACAATAACAGAAATCGTAAACGTATAGAAGAAGACGAAAAAGAAATTGAAAATCTTCTTAAAGGTGACGAGGAAGAACAAGAAGAAAAGGTAGAAGCTAAAGAAGAAGAGACTGAAGAAACACCAGTATCTCCAGAGGAGCGAACCTTTAAAAAACGCTATGGTGATTTACGTAGACACACTCAGCAAAAAGAAAAAGAGTGGGAAGAAAAATTTGCTAAACTAGAAAAGCTTGCAAAGCAAGAAGGTATTGTACCACCTAAGTCAGATGAAGATCTAGAGGCTTGGATGAAAGAATACCCTGATGTTGCAGGTTTTGTACAAGCTACTGCAGCTAAACAAGCTCAAGAGATGTTTGATAAAGCTAACATCCGTATTGAAGAACTTGATAACGAACGTACAGAACTTAAACGTACCAGTGCTGAGTCTATAATTAGAAAGACACATTCAGACTTTGATGACCTACGAGCAGCAGATGATTTTCATAACTGGGCAGATGCACAACCTAAATGGGTTAAAGATGCTTTGTATGAAAACTCAGATGATCCACAATCTGTTATCCGAGTAATTGATCTCTATAAAATGGATAAGGGTCTTACCCCTGCAGATAAGAAAAAGAAAACTAAAGATGCTGCTAAGACAGTAGCTAAGAATAATAAGACTCAAGTAGATGTAGAAGATGTTTCCAGTTCAATAAAAGAATCAGAAATAGCTCGCATGTCTGCTAAAGAGTTTGAAGAACGATCAGATGAAATTAACGCTGCATTACGTAGCGGTAAATTTATTTATGATATATCTGGCTCTGCTAGGTAAATTAACTATTGACAAATAAGAAATCAATAGTATAACTAGGGGATATAACAAAAGCCTCACCTAAGGTGACTACCTTTTGTATTACATATTCCACAAACATTGAAGTCAAACTTACTATGAGAACACCTGTTTTGAATAGGCCCAAGTATTATTAATAGCGCAAATTAATATAACTTGCACCCTAAGATGTAACAGCCTCTTACTATAATGTTTAACTTAGAAAGCCTAAACTTTTTATAGGAGGATTAAACATGGCTTTTCAAACCGCATCGGGTTATGGGAATTTACCAAACGGTAACTTCAGTCCCATTATCTATTCGAAAAAAGTACAGCTTGCTTTTCGTAAAGCTGCTACTGTAGGCGATATTACCAATAGTGATTACTTTGGTGAGATCTCCGCACAAGGTGATACAGTCCGTATCATTAAAGAACCAGAAATTTCTGTGCAAGAGTATGCACGGGGAACTACTGTTACAGCTCAAGATCTGGACGATGAAGATTTTAATCTTGTAGTAGATAAATCTAACTACTTTGCTTTTAAAATGGATGATATTGAAGAGGCCCACAGCCACGTTAATTTCATGGATCTTGCAACTAATCGTGCAGCTTATCGTTTGGCTGATCAGTATGACCAAGAAGTTCTTGGTTACTTGTCAGGTTTTAAACAATCTGCTCTACACGCAAAAGCAGATACAGCTAACACTACCGTTAATGGTACAAAAGCTGTAGCAACTGCTGGCTCAGATGAATTGCTTACAAGCATGAAACTGCGTAAAGATAGCTTTGGTAATATTACTACAACATCTGCAGGGGATCACGCTATCCCAGTAACTGCACGTATGCCCGGAGCTACCTCCCTGCCAACTGCTACCGTTTCACCTGCAATGATTGTTGCACGTATGAAGCGTTTGCTTGATCAACAACAAGTTGACACTCAAGGTCGTTGGCTTGTAATTGACCCTGTGTTCATGGAAATACTTTCAGACGAAGACAGCCGCTTCATGAATGGAGACTATGGAGAATCTGGTGGACTACGTAATGGTCTGGTGATTAATAACTTCCACGGTTTCCGTTTGTATTCCTCGTCTAACTTGCCAGCACTTGGCACTGGACCGGGTACATCAGGTACAGCTAATCAAAACACTAACTTTGGTGTTATTGTAGCTGGTCATGATTCTGCTGTAGCAACTGCCGAGCAGATCAACAAAACAGAAACATATCGTGATCCTGACAGCTTTGCTGACATTGTTCGTGGTATGCATCTATACGGTAGGAAGATTCTTCGTCCAGAAGCAATCGTTACTGCTAAGTATAACGCGGCTTAAGGGAGATATATAATGGCTACTTTTGATATGACCGCGAAAGCTACTGCTGGTGTTGATTCAGACAGCATTGCAGCAGCTACCTCTCGCTATCAAGCAATGGGAATGTACATGCGTGAAGCACGTTTGGACATTGCTAAAATGGTTGAAGATGGTTACTCTTGTACGAATGGAGACATCTTTCAGCTTCTAGAAATTCCTGCTAACACTTTGGTATTGTTTGCAGGTGCTGAAGTTGAAACTGCTTTTAATGGTACTTCCCCAACAGTAGATATTGATTTTGCTGCTGGTGATGATATTGTTGATGGTGGTGACGTTTCTTCTGCTGGCTTCTTAGCCTCAGGAACAAATGGTCAAAGTATGGTGGTAAATACTGCTGCTGCAGATACGTTTACTGCGCATGTAACAACTACAGATACAATTGATGTTAAGTTAATTGCATCTTCTGCAGATGTTACATCGGGCATTTTACGTCTTGTAGCTTGTTGCATTGATACTGGTCCTCGTGGCCGTGTTGCTGCAACGGAAGTTGACCGTGACCTTTTGGCATAAGTCAATAACTTTTGGGGCTGGTTATGTGCTGGCCCCATTAGTGTATCAAACGTATAATACAAAAAACTCTTGGGGTAAACATGGCTCTTACTTTTCTTACATTAACTAATAGTGTTATTACCCGTATGAATGAGGTAGAGCTAACTTCTAGTAACTTTACAAGTTCTAGAGGTGTACAAACTCAATGTAAAAATGCTGTTAATGAAGCTATAAGATTTATTAATCAGACAGAGTTTGGTTATTCATTTAATCATGCTAGTAACTCTTCTACTTTAGTAGCAGGACAAGCTAGATATACAATACCTACAAGTACTAAATCTATAGACTATAGTACAGCCAGAATTAAAAAAGACACTGACCTTAATACATCAGGTAATAACTTAGTTACATTAAATTATAAAGAGTACATTGAAAAAAATTATGCTAGTAAAGAAGATGATGTTATAGCTACAACATTAAATGGATCTCACTCTAGTAGTGTAGCTACTTTAACTCTTGCATCTACTACAGGACTTGATACTACAGGCACAGTACATATAGGTAGTGAACAAGTTACCTATACTGGTATATTAGGTAATGACATTACAGGCTGTACTCGTGGTGCTAATAGTACAACCGCTGCTGCACATTCTAGTGGTGTTGCAGTTACTCAATTTAGTGAAGGTGGCATACCTAGAAATATAGTACGTACTCCTGATAATAATTATTTACTATACCCTTATCCTGACAAAGCTTATACATTAGTCTTTGATTATTTTACTTTTCCTAGTGATCTTTCTGCTCATGGTGATACAACAACAATTCCAGAAAGATTTGCACCTGTAATTGTAGATGGTGCTACTGCTTATGTGTATCAATATCGAGGTGAGTTACAACAGTATCAATTAAACTTTGCTAGGTTTGAAGAAGGTATTAAAAATATGCGTAGCTTATTAATTAATAAGTATGAGTATATTAGATCTACTGTAACTAATAGGCCACGCGCTTCTTCTAACTTTATGTCAGGTGTAAATTAATGCCAGATAGTTCACGTACACAGCCAGTTGCATTTAACTGTGAGGGCGGTTTAATACTTAACCGTTCTAACTTTATCATGCAACCGGGAGAGGC